ATATTCTAATTCTTCGTCTGTTAGTGCAGTATCGTAGTAGCCAATTTCTTTTGTCTTTCCGTAGAAAGGATTTCCAGATGAATTTGCATCAGTTAATTGTATTTTACTTAATGAATTTGTTGGGAAACTATGATTCCAACTACCATAATTAGATTTGAAACCATTTATCCATAATTCAAGCGTATTTAAAACATCATTGTATTCCAATGCGAATTTATTAAACGCTAAAGCATTTTGTATTGGTGTTGTTAAAACACTTGAATAACTCGTAGCTTGTGCAAAACCAACAACTTGATTTCCACCAACATTGTTTGTGTATTGTAATACTAATCTATTAGCAGTTGAAAAACCATTTGAAATACTTATAACTCTTGATGTTTCATCATTAGACAACGCAGCTATATTAGCAAACAAAACTCCCTCACTATCATTAAACACTTCACTATTACCAGCACCATTAGCAGTTTCAGCAGCACGAGTAACTGTACTTCCGTTAGTAGGTATGTAAGAAGTTGCGTAGGATAGTTCTTCTAGTTGTGCACCCCATACATAAACTCCGCTTGTTCCGTCTCCTTGATAATCCCTAACCTCACTATCATTTAATAAAAATAATTGAAATACATTAATGCTTGTAAATGTTGAATCCGCAGTAAAATTATTAGTTATCTTAAACCAACCATTACCATAATCCTTAATACTTCCATTACCATTTAAAACAGTACCATTAAGTATATCAAAATCCGTTAAAGCATCTCCAGAACCAAAAGCACTTGCAAACCTAACATATCTTCTTTCTGCTTTTTTAACAAATATACTAACACTATAACTAACACCATTTGAAACACTTAAAACATTAGCCAACCTATGAAATGTATTTGTACTATCTTCTTTTAATTTATCAGCATTTAAACTGCCATCTGGAGAGATTATGTTATTACTTGTTATATTTGAATTAGATTTAGTCCAACTACCATTTGACATATCCTCACTATAAGTAACAAGGTTTGTAGAACTATTCTCTAACAAAAGAACACCATCTTCACTATCTGTATAATCTATTCTTGGTTTATCATTACCAACTACTTCTATTAATCCTTCTTTGTTTACTCTTGTTGCAATACTATTTCTTGTAAAGCTAAAAGGTAGAGGCTTAAAGTTGTTATTCTCGTCATTATAAGCTAACGTAGAGCCTTCTTTTGTCGCCCAAGTTCCGTTACCGAATTTAAGTTTCTGTGCCATATTATTCTATTGTGTATAATTGTCCTTCTGCCATATCTGTAAAAGATGTCCAAGACGTTAGTTGTTCTAGTTCGCTATTTGTTAATATTGAATTGTAGTATTGTAGTTGTTTAGCTTTTCCATAGAAAGGGAAATTTCCATTACCAAAATTAAAATCTAAATCCCTTAACCCACTTAATGAAATTGCATTTGTTTTAGTTATTAACTCAAACCCATTAACATATAAAGATATATCTCCACTTTTGTACTTTGCGGCAATCTTGTTTGAATTAAATGTATCTATATTAATATTAACACTAATTGTTGCACTACCACTAAAAATATCAAAATACAACTGATTTGCACTATAATAATAAATATTAACACTATTAGCGAGTGTGCCATTATTTATACATAAAGCAGTTGTTGATACATCGCCCTCTTGCCTACTTATCTCTGCCATCAACACACCTTCTGAATCGTTAAACGTATCAGCATTTCCAGAGCCATAAGCAGTTTCTGCTGAACGAGTTACTGCACTTCCGTTGGTTTTGATATAGCTTGTTGGATAACTGCCATCTTCTAACTGAAACCCCCAAATATAAATACTACTACCAGAGGATGTGTTTCCTCCACTATTACCATAAGAAGATGTTAATGATTGAGAGAACCCCAATCTAATTGTTGAACCTGCAGCTCCAGCCCCAGAAAATTTAGCTCCTAATCTCAACCAACCATTCCCATAATCTTCAAATTTTACTTCAGAAACAAGAGAACCTCCTTGATATAGTTTGTTTTTTATATCAAAATTAATATAATAAGAACCACTTGCACCAGAATATATTTGGATAAATTGTTGGTCTATGTATTTAACAAACACAGATACATAAAAAGTGTTAGTAACTGCAATAGAATCTGAAATCCTTGTATTTGAATTTGTTGAAAGCATTAAAGAGGCATTTATTGTTCCATCTGGAGAAACAATTGAATTTTGTGTAATTGTTGCATTATCTTTGCTCCAACTTGCATTACTAAAATCCTCACTATGAGTAACTAAATTAGTCCTCTGTGGCTCTAAAATATGATGTGGACATCCTACAACTTTACCCTCAATCATTGGATAGTTTAATCTTGATTGTCCGTTTGATACTTCTTCTATTAGTCCTTGTGAGTTTATTCTTGTTGCTTTACCACTTCTACCACCTATAAAGTCTCCACTACCATCTGAAGGTAGTACAGAACTATAAAAGTAGCCTTGTGTACAGGGTATTAATGCTAATTTTGGTTTTGCCATTTGTTTTAGTTTTGTATGTCTTGTATTCCTATTTTATGTATTGAATCTGCTAAACACTTAACTGCTTCAACTTCTTGTCTGTCATTCATATTAAACTGACCTTGTATCATTTCAGTTGACATTCCAATAGAAGATGCAGTTTGTATTGTGTTACCCCACCAAGAACTATCGTATATTTCGTTTGCCATTATCTTTTTCTTTTATTTTTTTAAACAATATCTCCATCTTCTTAACATTGGAGTCTTTTGGTTTATAAATCTTTTTCTTCATACTATCCTAAAAATATACCTCCAGAGAAATTAGAATCTGTATCTGGACTCATCTGCTCATTTGTAGATGTGTTATATTCTGGGAACAGATTGTTGTTGTAATCCATGTAATCTAAAAATCTCCTAGTATAAAAATCAGCAGTCTCATTAACTTTACCCATTAAATGTACTAACTCATCCTTATCTATAGCTTGTTTGTTATCTCCAATGTGTTTATAGATACCACCATTACCAATATTATAAGAGGCAAATGGCAAGTAAGAACTTTGGCTAAACCAAATCAACATAGGTTTTACATACTGATTAATTAAATTCTTGTAGTTAACGTTAGCAGAATCATCAAGAGTATCTGTTAGTATTAAGTCCTGTAACTTATCGTATAGGTTTCCACCTAAATAGTTTTGGATATGCAAATCTTGAGCAACCTCTACAAACTGTATTAGCTTATCGTCATCTGTATTTCCAGATATAATAGACTTTCTTTTTAAGTCATTTAATGTTATAAATAATGCTTTAGTTGCCATATCTTATTTTTTATTAGTTGGATAAGCCCCTCTGTCTGGTCTATCAATCATTCTTTCAGTCATCTCATTTGGATTTTTAGGCTCTTTTAAACCTTTCTCGTAAGCCGAATTAGGGTCTACTCTCTTATCTCCTTTTAACTTGTATACTCTTAACTCCCAGAAATGATGACAGTTTTTACCTCCCTTGAATTTTAGTAAACTATAGTTCTGTCTGTTATGACCTAACTCATTATTTACACCTCTAAAAGACATCATATTAATGTCTTCCTTTCTGAATACTATCTTTCTTTCTGTAAACGTTTCCATCTTCTTGCAGAAAGTTCTACTGTCTGGAGATTTTCTTGTAGGCATATAAGCGTATCTAACTTTATAGATTTCACTATCTTCTTTAGATGACTTGTTGCTAGACTTAATTTCAGCCATTTTAACCTCACTTAACTCTTCAGTATACTTCTCAGTATGTATAACTTCCCAATCATCGCTTATAATCTCTCCTAAGCCTTCTAATTGTCCTAACATATCATCTCCTTCTTCATTAGAAAAGTCTGTTGGCTCTTCTTGAGAACTTAACTTCTCTCCTGTTTCTTCTTCTCTCTTAATCTTAGTAGAAATATTGTCTAGCTCTGTAAACTCAATAGGTTGTAAAGTAACAAAGTATAAGTTTAGGTATATTCCGTTTATAGATAATATCTCACAGAAGTCATCTAATAAATCCTTTTGAAAAGGTCTAATAACAAAGTTATCCATAAGTATAGATGCAGTTCTTAACTCCTCTGCATTGTTACCAAAACCTGTGTTGTCCTTAATACCTAATAAAATAGGAGATACAATTCCGTGTCCTAACATTATCTTCTCTCTACTCTCATCAGCTAAGAACTGATATTGTGCGTGAGCATCTGGTAAGTGTATAGGGTCTATAGTTGCAGAACTATCTTTGTCTTCGTTAAAAGCTATAATTGTTCTACCTGCATTGTTTGTTCCTCCAAACTTATCGTTTATCTTGCTTTCTATTATTTCTTGAGTCTCTTCTGGAGGAATACCATTATTGAAATTAATAAATAAGCTAGGCTGTAAACCATTTTTTATATTATTGATATGGTAATTAGATACCTCTACCTCTAAATCACAGTACTGTAAACATCCGTGATAGTCACTAGGAGTGTAATACCAAAATCCACTTTGATAAGGTTTAGATACAAATATCTCAGAAGTTTCCTTCTTACTACCTTGACCAAAAGCAGGTATTCTTTTAGGCTTATCGCCTCTTTTATACTCAGACCAATTAGGATGATAATACCAAGCCTTTATAATTCCATCTACAGCTTTCTCAGCTCTAAGAGTTTCTATTGGAAAGTGCAATGCTTTTAGTACTCTCTTTTTATTTTTATTGTAAACAACTTGGATAGCAGCCATTCCTAGCTCTTTCCTATCGTTTACTATTCTTTTAATGTCTTTAGGCTTAAATATTAATTGAGTTTCTGCCCATTCTACAGGCTTCTCTTTGCTATCAGTACACTCTAAACCTCTACCATAAATCATATCAGATATACCTTTGATACATCTTGAGTTAGTAGGACTACCTAAATTTAAGTCTATCAGCCTACCAAAGTGATTGTTGTCTTCTCCCCAGCTAACCCAATTATCTCCTTTTCTTTCTATAGCTTTAGGCATCTCATAGGTAGATAGTTCAACGACACTAAAGTTTTTAGTATACGTCTTTGGCTTACTTACTGAATAATTCTTTTTAATATTTATTTTACCCATTATATTGTTATGTATTTATCATCGCCATCTGTATTATTCTCCTCGTAATAGTCAGTACTTATAGTATGGTAGATGTCCGTGTCTGTTTGACTTGTAACGTATATCTTGTCTCTATACCATAAATTTGCACCTCTAGTCATCTCTAAAACATAGGCTCTTTCAGCTATAAACTTATCTGAAGAAAGAGTTATATCTATGTAGTCATTGTTGACTGATGCTGCAACATTTGAAATTGTTACTATGTTGCCTGTTCCGTCTTCTCTTATTGTAGCATTGATACCTGTTGTATCTAATGTTCTAGGTAAGATAGAAAAAGTTTGTGAGCTTGATGTTGGCAATAATCTAATC